CTGTCACCGAGTCTTGTTTCACTTCAAAGACTAACGAAGCCGTCTATCTAACAGTAAAATTAGGTAGGTTACACACTTAAAACGTCTAAAATAGCACGCTTTAAGTGTTTAATAAATAGAGACTGTAGTTTCGCCTTTTGAATAGGGACAGAATCTGTCGAGACCTTTAAAAAGTCAAGTATGATCATGTTCCTTGTTTTATAACTTCAAAAGAATTGTGAAAATTCATCAAGATTTCATATCTTAGACATTTGTTCAAGATATGATTCTTCTATGAATTTGCCAACGATATAACAATAAGGATGATTATAAACAGCAGTAAGAATTTCGCTGTTTCTTTCTCCTTCGTTACTGTATAGCAAGATAGCGTTAAATAACCTATCTTTTACATCGAAAGCAGTCTTCCCGGCAGTGTATAAGAAAGTTGTTACTATTGCTCGAATCATAATATCTTTTGATATTTTAGATCCAGAACAACCTATAGTATTGAGGTTTAAGGTCATTAACATTAGATTTACCAATGTTAAATCGTTTATAATCCCTCTACTATAGTCGTATACAGCTTTCGCTAATTTTATTCTTGAAATTCTATCATAATGTGCTTTAGCACGCAATGGTTTGAAAATCGAATAAAATTGTACACAAGTATCAACTACGTTAGTATGTGGTACGAATCCACGCTTTATACAGGTATGTATATAGTCAACCATGGCAGAAAAATTAACCATGTGTTGCTTCATACCCTTAAAGCTCAAGGGAGAAATCTCACCATAAAGTGTATAAACTCTTTTAGCAAATTCAGCATAAGTAAAACTTATGACTGTCTTTGGTACAGAAATTTCTACACCTAAGGTTGATATTATCCTTGAATACTCTTTAGCAAGGACCGAGTCTCAGATAACAACATCGTCACCAAGTATAATATATTTAGCTGTTGAATATCATTTAATACCGATATTCTGACATGCCATATAAAATACCATGTGGTGCGCGAGCGTAGTGGTACCTCAGCTTGTATAGAATCCCATAGGGTTACCAACAGAGTAAGAAATTTCTCTGGATGAGCCATTAGGGTCTTTATAAGTAAAAGGATAACCTACTAAGATGTTGTATCAAGCTTCTGCTTGGATAGGACCAATTAAATATTTCAGCAATAGCTTAATTATTAAAATTGGAAATCTATCCGTAAAATTCTTTAAATCGTAGCAGAAGTATTGTGTATGACCGTCAAACTTAA